GTGCTCTGACATATGCATTCATCGAACCAGTATATTGCTGGTGATCGTTGCTTACACCTTCAGAAAGGGTTTCAGTTGTTGTTGATGCAGACTGTTTCTTAGGGGCAAAATATGCTTCCTTTAAAGTCTCCAACTTTTCACGATATTGGGTTTCACTTTCAAACTCTACACTTTCGGCAAGTGAGGCGAGCTTCTCTTTCTGTGTCTGTGCAAGACCTTCAGAGACTTGATCTACTATTCCATCAGCAACAGACTCGGAGAGACGTTGGTTGAGGGAAACATTTTTCTCAATCTGCTCGTTGAGTTTATTCTCCATTTCATCAAGTTTATTTACCATGCTATTGAGAACATCATATTTATCTTCAGGGATTTCTACATAATGTGCTTCAAAAAGATCCTTCATGCCTGAGAGGAAACTCTCAGTCATGTCAATCTTCAGACCTTTTTCGATGCTGATCATGTTCTCAGTGAACCACTCATCAGCAACATACTCAAGGTAAGAATCCACTCTTTCAGTGAGTGAACTCTTCATAACTGCAACTTCTTCTTCAAATGCTGCCTCATACTTCTGAGTCAGCTTCTCGTTCAATTGATCGATCTTAGAATTGATTGCAGCTTCAAAAATTGTTTTTGCTTTATCTTGGAATTCTTCTGAGAGTTCCTCACCTTCAAACAATGCATTGACATCTTCTTCAATGCTGTATTCAACAGTGATTTCTTCTTCAGAAACTTCTTCGCCTTCTTCTTCAGTTTCTTCGTAAGTAGCTTTCTTCTTCTTTGGCTTGCTACCGCATGATCCTTCTTCAAGTTCATCTTCGGCAACTACTTCGCCTTCGACCTGAGTCTCTTCAGATTCCACTTCAGATTCTTCAGATTCTACTTCTTCTGGAAGAGCGTTTTTCTTATCCAAGGTTGGCATTGGGTCAGCAGCCTTTGCTCCCTTTGTGATAATATCTTTGACTTGCTTAAGGGTTGCTGAAGCATCTTTGAACTTTGCAGAGTCATCGTCTGGCTTATAGTTCTCAGGTGTTGGACCACCAAGATCTTCAATAGCCCCCAGTTGTGTTCCGGGATCTGCCATTTTTGGCATTGGTTCAGCAGGTTTTGCACCAGCATTTACAGCAGTCTTGGACTGCTTTGTGCTTACTTCCATTTCTTGTAAATCTCCACTGGACATGTTTATTCTCCCAATTTAACCTTTGGATAATCTATATTTATTTAGTAATTTAAAGTTTTGATATAAAATCTTCAAAGAGACCTAACTTATATTCGTCAAGCAATCTTTGATCAACTAATGTATTTATTTTCTTTTTAGTATTCTGTGCCAATTGTTCACGAAGAATACCACCATCCCAAACCCACTCTCTTCCTTCCATAATTCCATTAACAAATGCATCTGGAGCAGATGGGTCTGCAACAATATCAGCAGCAGTTGCTAACTGAAAATCTTCACCAACCTCTTTATATCCATCTTTTGTCTCTCTTAATGAACCAATACCACGAGAAGAGACGCCAAGAGTTACACCCTCTTTTAACAGAGATTCTGCAATTTTACCCATAGGTGTTGAAAGAATTTGTGCCTTTCCAATAAAATTGTTACCCTCTCTATGAAGACCTACAATTTTATGAGAAACTCTATCAAGATTGATTGTTGGTCCATCTGGATGACCAAGCTCACCTAGAGCACGACCTTTATTAATGTAAGATTCTGTGTAACGTCCTACCTCAGGTTCCATTACATTCATTCTATACATTCTTCCATTTCTATTCTTCATTTCTGTTTGAAGAAATGGTCCTTGAATAAAGAGTGTTTTTTTGCCATTTACATTTTCAGTAATGACTTCTATGTTCTCTATCTCTTCTCTAATTAGTTTCATTTTTTTAGTTTGTAAATCCTACTTTTGCTCCTTTCAATGATGCACTGCACCAAATGGAGTATGTTGGTTTCTTTTCAATAAATTCAACTGAATTTGCCATTATGGTAATAGATACAGATTCTGCATCATCATTAATCATGGTCAAAGTTTCTGAAGAAGATGTAGAATTTACTACTCTAACTACAGTTGCAGAATCAAAAGTGCTTGCAGAATTACTTGCTGTTGGGACTGTTATTTCGTCCCCAATCATCAATGTTCTATTCATCTCCAGTTTCCTCCTGTTCTGCTCCCACTTCAAAAGTAGTTTTTGCTACCATTGGTTGAAATGCATCAACCCTTTGAGTTGCTTTTTGGAATAAAAGCTCTTTAATAGAATCGCTCACTTGGGAGGGTGACTCATCCCGTGAAATCATATCTAATAGCTCATCCATAGTTATAAAATATTAAAGTTTACTAACAGTTATTTATATCTCACCGCCCTTGGGCATTTCTGGTGCTTTTGTTGCTCTTGCTTGTTGTTCTAAATCTGGTTCTGCCGGGACTTCACCCAACTGCCCACCATCTCCGGCAGCTGCTGGATCTGCTGACATCGATGCATCTAAAGGCATTCCAGTTTCTGGATCTACTGGTTGATTTGGATCAGGAATAACACCATCTCTAATTTCTTTCTCGATAATCTTATCCTGCTCATAAATTTCCTCATCAGTCTGACGAAGAATCTTTCTACGCACATAATCCTGAGAAAAATATTTCCCAACATATGGTTGAGCAGTTTCAAGAAGACCAAACCTATCTTGCATTAGTTCAGATTCTTTCAGTTCTGAGAAGTGATTATCATATAAGAAGTCAAATTGAATATGCTCCTTCATTCTTTCCCAGTCTTCTGGAGTAACTACATTTTTAAGAATTAACTGAGTTCTCAAAATGTCATGAAACATATTAGAGAATCTCTTTCTTAGACGACCAACAAATTTTGTAAATTTTAACTCATCCCTAAGGATTTCAGATGATCTACCCAAATTAAATCCACCTTCTCCGTCCATACGCGACGGCGGAACATTAAGGGACCTGTAAAGTTTTTTCTTAAAGTACTCAATATCTGTGATTTCTCCGAGGTTTTGACCTCCAGGCAGAGTAGTAATTTCAGTTCCACGTCCTCCCTCTCTTCTAGGAAGCCAGAAGTCCTCAAGCATAGACATGAACTTTTTATCATCTCTGATCTCTCCTGTTGATGCATCATATACTAATTTATTACGATATCTCATCATAACGTCGCGCAGATATTGTTCTGCTTTTACTTTAGGAAGATTGCCTACATCAATGTAAAAAATACGACGCTCTGGTGCTCTTGATAATCTGTAAATTACAAGACTATCTTCAATCATTCGAAGTTGATTGAGTGCCTTGATTGACTTATGAATATAAGATAATGTAGTTCCTTTATTTCTATCTACAAGACCTGATGTGCAATATGCAATAGAATCCTTTGCAATCCGTATGCCACGGGTTGTATTTGTTTGCATCGGATTTCCAGTTCCAGTTGTCTTTGGATTGTAGATGAAATATTCTTCAATCTCTGGAAAATTATATGCCATTGGATCTTCATCCATTAGCATATTTTTAGTTACTAATTGATCATACTTATCTTTTTCTTTCTTCTTTTGCTGCCTGACATATCGCATTTTCATTGGATCGATATATCTAAGCTCTTGAATTCCTTCTTCTGGTTTCTTTAAATCGATGATTTTATGATAATAAAGTCTTCCATCGACGTACCAGTTTCTATAAATTTCATGAGATTTTTTTTGAAAATCAAGCATATCTAAAATGTGCTTGAACTCTTCTCTAATTGTCTTTTTTATGCCATCACTTACATTTAAATTTGATAGTTCAATTTCAATTGGACTATTATTTTGGTCAGATACAATAGCTTCATTTACAATGTCTTCAATTGCAGTATCTACTTCTGGATGAAGAGACATCTCACGATATCTCTTAATTAGATCAAATTCGGTTTTATATACACCCTCAATATCAACATAAGATCCAAAAAATCCACTGCTCATATAGTGGTCAACCCCGTCCTCATTATTTGGAGGAACGGGGGAAACCGCTGACTTACTCAGCTTGTCTTCATTATTATCAATTGAAAAACCAAAAAGCCTTGCCATTATTTAAATAATTTGTTTTCTACTATTTATAGTATCAAAAATCAGGTAGATTCAGCTTTTGTAACATCCTCTGGAGTCCAGTAGTTGACTTGCATCTCTACCTGGAATTCTTCGATCGCATTTGTGCTTTCATAATTTAACTGAATTGCACCCAGACTAATTGGGAATATATCATGGAAAGTATATGTTGCAAGAACTTTAAGACCTGATCCCTCTGCTGCAGTTTCTGTAGTTTCTTTTCTTCCAAGTTGCTTCACTTTTGCAGTTTCCATATAACTTCCTGGTTTTGATAGACCAGAAGCATCTGCATATTGTGCAATTCTCTGCATCCATCCTTCAAAATATTTTCTAATTTTATAATCCTCATCATTAATGACTGTTATAGTCCAAGTCTCAAATGTTCTGTCACCAGCAACTTTGAGAATTCTGCCTCTAAATGGAACATCGATAGATGCTACTGTAGATGCAGGGATTTGAGCAGCTTTGCACAAATATTGAAAATCTGCTTTGGTTTCCGCATCATCAATTGAAGTCATTTCTACTTGGAATAGATTGGGGCGAGCTCCCCCACCCTTTAATCTCGACTTAAAATCTACGATAGAATGTTTTGATGCCATGGTTCTTTTCTCCTTTGTTAGTTTTTAATTTATGATCAAGCTCTACCAGTCACTTCTTCAAAACTTACACCAGTTCGTGTAGCAACAAAGGTTAGAGTTATATAATTGATTGATTTAAGTGGTTTCAGGAAAATGTCAGCTCTAAACTCATTATTATCAATTACATCTGGAGTATTGTTTGTAGAGTCACAAACAACTACGAAATCAGATAATCCTCTATTTGATTGAACATCACGAAGATATGGTTCAACAATATTCAAGAATGAAGATCTTGTGAGTTCATCATTGAGTTCAAATAATTGAGCTTGTGCTGCACTTTCAAGTGCTTGCTCGATCGTTAAGAATAAACGGCGAACATTGATTCTGTCAAAGGCAGAGGGGTAAGAAAGGGCAGTCTTATCTCCAAATAAGAATGTTCCTTTTCCAGATTGTGTTACAAAAGAATTAATTCTCTGTGGATAAAGTCTATCTCTCTGTGACTTAGATGGATTATATGCAAGTTTGATTGCATTGTTGAGAACACCTCTATTTTCTCCAGCAGGAGAGAACCATGGGAACGACTCTAAATTTGTGCGAGCCATAATACCAGCTACATCGGCATTACATGCAATATAACGGAATTTATTATTAAATCTATCATAGGTGTACTTATATCCACTATCAAATACTGCATAAGATGATGATGCAATAGATCCAAAATATGAGATTAGATTATCGGTTTGTACCTCTGGGTTTGATTGACCAACCAAATCGGAGTAGTGTGGTCCAACAACTGCCATACAATCTTTTCTTTGCTCAGCAATTGAAATTATATAATTTGCTTTTGCCTGAGATTCAAATCTATCAATAAGACCTGGTCCCATGATGACAAAGTCTAGTGAGATTGCTTCATCGAGGAAAAGACTATATGAATTCATCAAATCTGATAGTGTGGCATCCATACCACCATCTGATGAATAATCTTCTCCACCACTAAATGTGAATGTCAAATTACCTGCAGATTTAAATACACTACCTTGTGCATTTTCTCCCCATTCTGCAGAAGTTGGAGTATATCCAGTAGAAAATGATGTGGCAACTTTATTGATACTCTTGCCACCACAGTAGATATTTTCTGAAAAATCAGCTAAGTATGTTTTAAAGTAATTTTTCTGAGGAGCATTTGAAGAAGAAGTAGAATCCTTTGCTTTAGAAAGACCGAGGTGCTTCTCCAAAATAGACCCACGAACACCAGTTACAGTTCCCAAATCATCAACAACTACGACGTGCATACTATCGCTCTTTCCTTGTCTGGAAAGAACATAGTTGTTTGATGTTGGTTTTGGTGCTATTGATTTCCAGTATATTGTATTGTTAGTCAAACTTAAAGTTTGATTATCATACCAGTCAGAGACAGATTCTACACTTGAAGAACCTGCAGTTGATCCAGAATTATCTACAAATGTTACATTTGCACTGGAGGAGAATGCTGCATAGTTGCTCATTGGAATATAATCCATGGCAGTTTCTTCTCCAGAGCTGGATACTCTAGATACAACTTTTACTGTGATCGTAGAATCAGATGATGCAGAATCATTCACCGAGGTAATAATACCTTTGATGTGACCACTAAATGGTGTTGTTGATCCTGAACCAGGAATAACTGCATTGCTTATTGGTGCAGTAACTCCATATCCAACAGCAGCTCCAGCAGATCCAAGATCATCTGTATTGATTCCAATGATTTGATCTGCAAAATCATCAACAACACAGACCTTCATTCCATTTGCCCAGGTTCCTGGATTTTTTGCAATGAAACTGTAATCACTAGCATCTGTGTGATACAACTGATAATCATCATAGTTTTTAATAGTCGATGACACACCAGCATCATTTGCATTCTTAAGGTTGCTTCCTGATGTTCTAATAATCGACATATTTCCCCCGTAAGAGAGATATGTTGATGCACTCATCCAATATTCAAATTGACTATCATTTTCACTTGGTTTTCCAAAAACTGAAATCAGATCTTTCTCACTTGAAATATTGATAGGTTCGTCTACTGGTCCAATTGAAAATGGTCCAGCAAATGCTCCTGTGATATCAACTACATTATCAACTCTACCAACCGTTAGATCAATTTCTCTTGAAACTAATCCTGGAGATAATTGTGGAGTTGCCATTTGTTTCTCCGTTAACTATATTAAACTAAAAATTATTTATTAAAAGGACAAGTTTCAACGGGGAAACTAGACGTGAACTACCAATCTGGATAGATATCTTCTGAGTATTCTTTACTTGATCTCCTTTTTATAACTCTTTTCTTAGTACATTCCTTACACTCATATGAATACGAAGATGCTGCTGGACCTCTATCTTTACGTGTTCTATAAAATCCATCTACTAGATCCTTTACCTCACCACACTTCCGACACTTCCTATCGGTGAGTAATAAATGACCTAGTTTAATTTGATTGTCATCAAATCCTTCTATCATTTCTCTGCCGCATACAATGCAAATGTAGAGGTAGTTATAACAGTCATCATATTAGCAATATGTTGTTTGTCCGCTTCTGCACATTTATTGGACTTAGCAATAAAGCAACCGAATATGGTTACTCCTACTATTATTAATTGAACAAAAATAACAAAGCGTATTAGATCAATAACTTTTTCTTTGGTGGTTTTTCTGTTGATCATGACAGATAATCCCACATGTAAGCACTATCTCCATATTCATCAACATGCCAGCGATCACCATTTTTATCTACAAAACTTTCTGTATCTTCTAACCCATCAGACATAAATCCGAAAGGTGCCATATCTTGTTCAATTTGATTTTTCTGTTCCTCATACAATCTCTTCCTTACATCCTGATCTGTTAGCTCCTTGAAATAATCCTGTGCAACTAACCAAGCGTAAATGACAAGACACATTGCTAGGTCATCATTACATCCATCTTCTGCTTCAAAGGAATTTTTTTTCGAAATGAAAGTTGTAAGTTCTGAAATAATTTCATAGTCAGAGAAAAGAAGCTTATCTTCTTCTATTAATGTCTTCAAGTTGAGAGACCCAACTTTTTTTACAGTCTTTGACATCTTTAGTCCAAGTTGAGTTTTCTTTCCAGAAAATCCTTGACCAACTATTTGACCAGCTCTACCTCTCATAGAGCACATAAGAAGATTTTGATACTCTAAATCATATTGAATAATTGAAGCTACTTGATCTCCAACATCATTAACTTCGCATAAAATATATGCACTATTAAAACTTCTTGCGACCTCCCAAATAATATTGGGGAATAGCATTGGTTTTATCTCATTATTTCTATACTTTGCTACTACTTTGTGTGGGAATTCTGTAATATCTACAACTATGAACGCTGAATAATCTTCTCCAACTCCACGAGCAACATCAACTGTAATTACATAGTCATGATTCTCTATGGGGTCCTGATATACATCAAGACCGGCATTCATAGTCTTTGGATTCTCATATATTAAAGACTTCAGTTTGCTGGGTGCGATTAAAGTATCAACAGATCCTAAGAATTCACACTCAAACTCAACCTTGAACTGAGATTCAGATGTGTTTGAAATTGTTTGTTTTTTCCACTTATCGTCTCTGCCTGGAACTTCTGACCAGTGAACTTCAGTTGGTACATATTCGCTAACTGATTTCTCAGCATCATGCCACATTCGGTAGAAATGATTCATACCATGTGGCGTAGAAACAATAATTACTTTGGTGCTTTTACCAGAAGTAATAGTAGGATAAA